TTACCTTCGCTCTCATCTTCTAACTCATTGTCAGGGATGTAACGAGGAGCAGGCTTTTTGCCTAGAACATACTTGAGACGCTTCTCAAGATCTTCATATGTCTTGAACTGATCTGGAGCAGTGACAGCAGAAAGTGAATACTGCTTCTTCCAGAGTCCTTCAAGTGCATCATCATCTTCAAGAACTGGCCCTACTTTGTCAAATTCTGACTTGTCATAGTTCCAATAACCATCCTTCTTCACAATCTTCAACTTGAAGTTAGCACCTTGCCAGAAGTCAAAAGGATTGATTGGTGTTTCATCCTCAAACTCTGGTTGCATTGCTTCCATAACCTTATCAAATATTTTTTTACCATATTTAAATAAGAATACTTTACCCTCATTCTGTGGGTTAGTAGGATCTTTAACAACATAAATGTTGCTGTAGTAAGATAACTTACGCTTTTGTTTACGTACTGTATCTTTGTCTGCCTCATTACCACTGTTCCATAGTTCACGGTTGTGATCGGAAACAGGATCCTTTTGACCATTTGTAGTTAGACTATTTTCAATATACCAACCACCGGGCCCTTGAAAGGCATGAGTGTACATTTTTGCCCATGGGAACTCTTCGTTCTCAGGTGCAGGAAGGAAACGGATAACTGCATATCCATTGCCTGTTTTATCTAGTTCTGGTTTCCAGAGACGCTCATCGCCCCCTCCTCCAGATGTGTTCGCTTTTTCAACTTCTTTTACAAGTTTTGCAGTCAATGAACCTAGTGATGACTGCTTCTTTAGGTCTGCGAAAGACATAGATTACCTCGGATTAAATTAGATTTGGCTTGTGTGTACTCGACTATTCTAACACTAAATTGTGCCGATGTCAAATTGTTCTCTCATCAGAGTGATCATCTCACTCATCTGATTGAAGATGATGCTCATGTCAACACCTTTAGGAAGACCCATCATCTCTGCAGATTTTGTGATCTCCTCTCTCATAACTTCAGCATCAGGGTCGTCTGATAATTTCAAACGAGCATACATAATTTTTTGTTTCTCTACGAGCACTGAAAGAGAGTTAACATGATCTGCTTTTTCAGCAGCATTCATGTAAGGAAAATTCATGACACTTGAATAAATGTCTTCTTGAAGTTGATGGATCTCTGCCATCTCAGCTCTTACGATATCGGAGTCAAAGAAACTCACTTGGTTGCTACCCCCTTTAGAATTTTTTTATAGTGGAATACATCTATATTTAGGAAAGGAGAATACTTTCTCACTCTCCTACTTACGGTTTTCCATACTGGATCTTCTAACTTTTTATCAAAGTCTTTTCCATACCCTAGTATTCTATCATAGATTACCATACTTTCAATACTGATATTACCACCTAAGAATTTTTTCAATACAATAGGGTGTCCTTTGCTACAATCAAACACATCATCTATCTTATTCTCTGCAAACAATGTCTCTGATTCTTCTTTGAACATATATGACAATGATTGAACTTTTTTCTTCCAATCAACATATCTCCCTTCTCCTTCTTTGATCATCTCTCCAATCCACATGCTCTCAGGATCAGAACATGACACAAAATTAGATACAAAAAAGTCTACAACTTCTTTATCATTCTTCTGTCTTGAAAATCTTTCAAACCAAAAGCGATCCTTCCTTTTATAAAAGGCTTCTTTGGTTGCTCTTGTCTTGCCACCATATCTATGGTAATCGTAGTGGTCTTTTGTGAAGTGATTCTTTAATGACAAATAACAACGGTAGGCATCAAACGGCATCATTACCTTCCTTCTCTGGATTTA